GCGTACGTGCTTTTAGGTCGTAGTATCTCGGTCTCGTGGCCATTCCCCATTCAGGAAGCTCAAAAGCTTCACTAAATGGATCAGATGGGTTATTACTACCCATCATGTGAATGGTTCGCCTAATCCTGCTGTCACCGTCTTCAGGAATTTCTTCCTTGACGGTCTTGAGCACATATGCTCTGATAGCAGGACCCTTCCCGGTTCTAAACTCTAGGTCGTAGTTCCGTACATAAGCGTCATTTGCATCGCTGCAAACACGATTCAAGTACGGTGACGTATCTACGCCATAAGGCAACTTGCTCATCAGCCAGCTTTCTACCAAAGAGTAATAGTACTCCGAGGCAGTATAATAGCAGGAGATAGCGAGCGAGTTCGCTAATTCGGTAGTCTTCACTACCTTTTCGCGAAACTCCATTGAATGCCTTATCAAGTTTAGAGCATCTCTCTTCGTGTGATTTTTTGGACATACGTCTAACACATTACGCAATCTGATCGGCTGGATGGGATTACCATCGAAGCAATCGACACCGCAAGACTCTAAAAATAGAGAATCTATAAACGATTTGTCGACATTGACCATCAAGTCATGTTGCACTAGCGTACTGATTGCCTTCTGTGCCCATTTCGTTTTTATGACGATATCGTCACCATAAACGAACAAGCCCTGACGAATTTCTTCGTAGGGCACTCCCCGAAGGGATAAGTCAGCAGATATAAGGGAGAAAATCACCCAGGCTAACGTGGTAAAACACACTGCGCTACCCATGGGGGCAAATTTGCGCAACTCCAGAAGATACGCACCGTTGGTATTTTCGATCAACGTATGAGTACTTCTTGAAGCCAAGAGGGCTTCGAGGTAATCAGGTGAATCGCGAAATAGACTTTTCACGATAGCAAGTGAAACTCTATCGGATGCATCCTTTAGATCTAAGGTGGAAAATTCCTTAGTCTTGGAATGTAGAGCGACAAGTCTCTGATTGACTTCCTGCTTCTCGAAGTTAACACACCCTCTTGATAAAGGATGGTTTTCGATAGCATTCTGAGTCCACTTCCTGATCCCCTGTTGAGCATATTGATGCTCAAGAGGTTCGCAGGAAATAATACGTGGACCGCGGGAGTCCTTCGGGACTAGCACCACCTTAGCGGTGGGCTTATAAGGCGTGTTGTAGACCTCATATCCAGCAAAAACTGCTAGATAACCCGTAATAAATATTACGAACTGAGCTGACTCTACTTCACGCTCTCGCCAAAAGAATGACGCACCGAAGTGTCCTATAACGGGGCTATAAGGTACCCAAGTACTATACTTGGCTATTCGTGGCGAGTTCGAAACAACGCCAGGACCGTGGGAGCCTACAATATCTGCTTTATCGAATTTCGAAAAAACAGCCGTTGTAAAACGTCTTGCACGATCAATCACAACACCATCTCTAATAGAGATGGGAAGTGACGAATCGATCTGTGTGAAATTCTCCAATACACGGTCAACAACTTCATCCTTAAAAGGAGTGACGAGCTTATACGCAAAAGCGCAAATCTGCCTAACAATTTTCATTGCTGAGACAGACGCACTTTCGAGTAGGACGCCAGTCCTATCGAAAATCAGGCTAAAGAGTGAACCAAGAAAACTGGGGATCTCACTACCTCTCCATCTTCTTTTGAAGTTGGAAGGAAGTTTGAAAACGCCACTGCCTAGCCCCCTCACAAGGGCTTTATCGAGAGTAACTACAGTTGTCGTGAGAAAACTTAGACCCTCTGCGGCAGCACGTCGTCTCAAGGTACGCACGTCCTCGCGGGCATGCGCATGACCGAACCCTAAAATTAGGCGCTCGATCCCATCTAAGATGGTATCGAAAGCGGGATATTCTGCGTTAACCATTTGGCAATACGCTCCGTTACGATAGTAGCAGAGCGGAAACCGCATGTTGTTTCGCTAAAGTTGTCCCGACAGAATCCGATCAAGGTTATCACCGTTAACTAACCACGCAAAATGCGCGATTAGTAAGGAACGAACCTGAGCAGTCGTGAAAGACTGATTGGGAACCTTGACCATCACCGAGGTATACAGAACATCATCACTTTGCGGAATCCCAGAAATGGGTGGCAAGTTTTTGTTCTGATTTAACTGGGTGTTAAAGGTAGTAACACCGGAGGGGTTGAACTTCGACTTAATGGCAAGAGCCATTGGTTCATCGTTCGTCCCTGCGATATACTGACCCGGAATTTGCTTTGAAAATACAACTGCCGCACCACCAGTAGGTGTTACAGCAGTTGCTGCCAAAGTCAAGTTAGTTGGATCTGCGAGCATAGCCTAATTCACTCCTCAAGTTTTTCACACCACACGATTAAGTTCTGGTAATTGGTATTCCTAATTGACGCTGTCGCCTTCTTGCCTTTCGGGCATCTCGGTTAGTAGCTTCAAGGGAAGTATCAACCCCGAAAATATCGTTCAAGACGCCGAGTTTATCGGCGCCTGGTAAGGGTAACCTTAGTTTCGGCACAATCAACTGATTAGATGAAAGTGACGTAGCTAAGGGTTGTCGGTGATAGTGCTTATATAAGCCTCCACCGAGATCAACATTTGGAACAGCGCTAGAATTAACGCTTTGCCAACTGAAGCCCCCTACAATTTTAAAGGATATCGTTCCTTTGATATCTAGGTAAGGATTAAAGTTCGCTCCAGAGATTGACTCTAAAGACGACCCGATTGGTATAAACCAATCGACAAGCCATGAAAATGGCATGCCCTCCCAGATAGTCGCAGGGTCCATGTTCCAACCCTCCATATCTTTTCTGATCTGCTCAATCTCAAAAGGTGCAAGCACCTCAGGGATACGCGGCGCAAAAGTCGCGTTGTAACAGACCTTCATAGAACCGGAGAAAGTTAGAGCATCTGACTGGTAAGGATACAGGGCCACCCGCTCAGAAAATGAGACGGGAATGTTGAAAGTTTTTTGACTTACAACAGGCTCCCGCAAAGAAGCCAATTTAGCGTTGATTCTATCAACACTATCTGTAACTTTTGCGGAAATAATTCCTAAGTCGTTCAAGAACGGCTTCCAGCCAAACTGCCAATCGATAAACTTATACTTGTCAAGACTCTTAAAGAGATCAGGCAAGCTTCGCAATTCTGCGAGAAAGTTAATGGCAGAGAACCTTTCGGCTACGCGTGCATACTCATCGTACCAACGCCGATTAAGCTGTGCTTGAACCTCTCTGATTCGTTCTCCTAACTGATATTGTAAGCAGTTATGAGTAGACGCAGCAGAGATGTTCTCACACTTGTTGGTAATAAAGTACTCGTAGCCGCCCGTCCAAAACTTATGTGTTGGAAAGGGCTGCTCAATGTACGTGCATTTGGTGTGTGAAACACCGGACTCCGGACGACTCCTACGATTGTTTGTGTCTGTAATAGACTCAAAACGTCGTTGAACGTACTTCTGTTCATATGGATAGATGTACTTAGGGTCTCTAACCCAAGTCCAATAGTATGGGTAGTTAATACCTGTACCAGGATTCGTTCGTGTGCGCGCCACCGAGTATACCTCCCTAGGTTGTATGTCAAAGTACAAC